CTGTTGCAGCTTCAGCTAATGTTTTCGTTCCCATAACAGCATCAGTAAGTCCAGAAACAATGCCATCTTCAATTCCTTGACCTATTTCCATATATTTTTCTTTTAGTTTATCAGTTTGGTTTATAGCTTCATCAAGAATAAAAATAGATGAATCTAATGTCTGATTAAAAGCAGTTGCTGCATTATTTGTTTTATTAATTTTTTCTGTTTTTTCTGTCTGTTTTTGATTTGCTTGTTCAATAATTTTAACTTCTTCAAAAGAGGTCTGTTTTAATTTTTGCCTTTCAATATTTGCTTTTCTTAGAAGTTTGAATTGTTCTCTAAAAAACTTATTTTCTTCTTCACTTGCAAATACACTTTCACCCTTAAAATCAGTGCCAAACTTAGTTGCGGTTAGTCTTGCTGCATCTCTTTGAGCATCTTGTTCTGCCTTTGCAACATTACCTAAACCAACATCACCAATATCTCCAAACCTACTAAATATTTTTTCAATAGCTACTACACCTTTAGTTGCTAGGTCTAATGCTCCTTTTATAGCTGGGGAAAGTTGTGAACCGATAGTTCTTGCCAAACTTTCAGTTGAATCTATTAAAGTGGATAATTTTCCATTAAGGGTTGTTGCTTGTGAGGAAGCTCCTTCAAAAAAGGCTCCACCTTCATTAGTTAAATTAATAAGTGCTTGATTTACAAGATCAGCTCCAATTTTACCTTGTCTTTGTGCTTTTTCAAAAGCCTCGCCTTGTAAACCTGTTATGTTTTTAAGTTCAGTTGTTATATCAACTCCTCTTTCTAATAACTGTAAATTTTCTTCCTGTTGTAATTTACCTTTTGCTCTTATCTGACCAAAGGCTGTTGCAATACCTTGTAAATCTGCACCAGTAGCACCAGCAACATCAGCAAGCCTTTTTGTGGTATCTACTAATTCATTAGTTTCAAAACCAAAAGCCTTTAATCGTTTTGTTTGTTCAATTAGTTCACTACTTTTGAAGGGAGTGACAGCACCAAAATCTTGTAATTCTTTTATTATTTCGTTTGTTTTAGAAAGAGAGCCAGTAAGAACCTCTAAACTTTTTCTTTGAGTCTCAATATCAGCAGCATTAATAAAAACAAATCTTGTAGCTCCAATAACAGCTAATATTTTTAATAAAGGACCAAGTGATCTATTAAGAGTTCTGAATCCACCTGCAGCAGCTGTTGCGGATCTTCCTGAGTCTCTTATCGCTCTATTTGATTTATTTAATCTATTTTTTAATTTATCTGTATTTTTGCTTAAATTTTTTGTAGCATCATTTACTCTTCTTAATGGAGAGACTGCGTTTTGTGCATCAACTATTAATCTGACTGTTGATTGTGCCACAAATACAAATAACCTTTATTATATACTACCTTGTTTTGTTCTTTTGACGATTCATTTCTTGTTTTTCCCTATCATTTTTGATTTCATAATATGCAGCCCAGTGTATAAGCTCCTCTTCTGTAATAGCTTTTCTTAATTCAACTAATGTTTTTCCTAATTCTGTTGCGAGAAAAAACTCAAAGTTTAACCAGTTATCTCGCTTGATTCGTTTTTTGCTGTATTTATATCAACTTGAATATCCATCATAAATAACTCAAGTTCATTTAATACCGTTTCTGGCAAAAATCTTTTTAAATTTTCAGCGTCTGCAGATGCAAAAGCTTTTGTGCCATCTTCATTTTGTGCAATTTGACAAAGCAATCTAGTTGATATTGCAAGTGCTTCATCAGTACCAGTTGCTGCTTGAGCTTGTATTCTGTCAAATCTTGTAAGTGGTGGAAAATATAATTCTTTTAAAAGTTCTCCGTTTGGCTTTTTAAGTTCATATTTTCTTCTGGCGGTCATAACATCACTGAAAGCCTCAGTGATAAGATCAACGGTTCTTTTTGTTGGCATAAGGGTTTTTTAGATTACCCTAATATACTATATAGCTGATGTGATGGCACCATTAGTGATAAACGTAATGTTCACCTCTTGAATCTCACCAAGAGTCGCACCATATTCTGCATTTGTAATTATGCCAGCAAAACCAATTTTTTTGGCAGATTGAGCGGAATCAGGAAACAACTCAAATAAAGCATCGCCAGCGTCTCCAGTCACAAGGACATCATCAATGAATGCTTGATAGTCTGAGTTGCCTGATGGATTGTAAAGTAAAGTTGCAGAACCTTCGCCAGATATAAGACCACCAACAAATGATTTTGAGGTGTCGCCCATTTTTGTAGTTTCTTGTGTGTCTTTAGTGACAGACAATGACCATGCTCTCAAATCTGAAATGTCGGCTTCCGTTCCGCCAGCATTTTCAAACATGATTTTTCCTACATCACCTTTAACAGCCATAACAAAAAAAAGTATTTATTTTATATTAACCTTTTTCTGACTTTTTCACATCTTTTTTTGATTTTTGTTGTTTCTCCATATATCTTTTACATCTATTATCCCAGTAATTGGCTTCCCTTCTACCTTTTACAGCTTCAATCGCATCTAGCATTTCATCTGTGATCACAAGTTTTGGCATGATTAAAGATCCTCATATATTTCAAAAGTTACTCTTATTTGAGTTTGAAACTTTCCTTCTGGACTTGAAGATAAAACTTCTGGTCCGATAGGAGAATCAAAAATAACATTTGAAACCGTAATATTATTGTAAAGGTCACGCAACCGTTTGCCAATCGTTAAGTTAGAGCCAGCACCTATTCCTTCTTCAGTAAAAATATTTAATAACATCAAACCAACGACTCTATTTGTTGAATTAGCAGAGCCACCCATCGTTAGATAATTTCCAGTTCCAAAACTTGTTAAACATTGAACAAAAGAGTTTTCAGTCGTGGAATCAAAAGCCATATTATTAAATACAACAGGAATTGCTGGACTTGATGCGAGCTCAGTTGCAAGTCTGCCTTCGATAGTTGATCTGACTGTGTTTAAATCAATTGCAGCCATTATGCACTCCTAAATTGATCTGAAATATATTGTTCGAGTTGCTTTGCAACAAGCTCTGGATATCCTTTTATTGTGTTTGTTTCTGGTCTTGTTCTATATTTACCTCCCCAACTTGGAGGCAGATTTGTTCCGTAAGCAACAGGCTCTGCATATTCAACATTTGTAAAAACCTCTCCAATAAAAGGTTTAATTTTATTATCAAAAGACTCCCTTAAATTTCCAGTGTCAACAGGTGTAAATTGTTTGATATCGGCTTCGGCTTTTAGAGTTGCATTTCTTACCGTGTTTATCACTTGCTGTTCAAAGTGATCACCTATTCCTGATAATCTAATTTCTCTAGCCATAATCACCTCAATACAAGATCAAAACTAACAGGAGTGTTATTTTGCTCATTTATTGTTACTTGAATAATTTTAAATTCAACGCTGCTTATAACAACTCTGTCTTTTGTAGTTGGAACAAATGTCAGATCGCCAGCCGATATTGTTAGAATCTTATCTTGAGACTCAATGAGATCGTTAACTTCTGATCTTGAAACATTATTTAAAACGCCCTTTATGGTTGTATCCGAAGTCGACTCAGTTATCGCACCAGTTGTTGTGTTATAAGTGCCAGCGGTAACCTGTCGAATAGTTACATCTCCTCCAAGTTTGCTCAGAGTTTTTGATGCAGCTTTTTTAAGAGCGTTTGCAAGACTCATAACGAATAGGCTATGACCTGACCACTTGCAAGAGTGATGCTTGTTATAACTCCACAAACTTCACTGGATGCTTTCATTGTAATGCCATTGATTGTTGCAGAACCATTCTCTGTGATATTTTCAGCAACAAAAGTTGCCTCTGCATCTGTCAGACAATGCACCTTTCCAAATCTGCCTGTGTGGGCATTCGTATCTGTAATGATGATTGCAGCTGGATATTCGTATCCGTAACCCATTTTCATGACCTCTTGATTTGTAAGTTTGCTCTTCTAATGCCCATCAAATAATGATCAACGATTGGAGGTATTCGATCAACACCAACAGCACCAAAAAATCTGGGAGTGACGTTGATATTTCCTATACTAACAGTTTGAAAATCCTCCAAACCACTAAGTTCTAACCCGTTCCTGTTGTTATTTAGATATACAGCCAAAATGACCTGTGCATTTTTTACACGATCTGGTATTTCAGTGTCGGTGTAATAATCAGCAACTAATCTATTTGGAAAAGATAAGCCATAAAGGTTTGTGTATGTGTCTGGCTTGCGAACACCAGATCTTGGCCACTCAAGAGCCTGAGTGTCACTTACACGAGCTCCGAGGAACTTTTCTCGATCAATTCTTTGTGCAGCCGTGAACAAAGCACGATTTTTATTATCGTTGCTTGACCCATCCCAAGCTGCTGCATCATCACTCAGGACTAAACCTTCAATAAATGAGTTTGCATCATCAAGAGTAATATAGGTGTTTGCGTTTGCACCACCAACAGTTGCATCAAGTGATATCGCCATCGAGTTTTACCTTTTTAGGCTTAGATTTTGGTTTTGGCTTTTCAAGAGTTGAGGTTAATGAAGCCACCTTTTGAGCAGCTTCATTTCTCTCTCTCATACGCCTAAAAGCGTACATTCCCATTTAGCTAGATGCTCCTTTTAGAGCAACAAAGTTAATAACAATAGCTTCACTTAAAGCT